AAGATCCATAACCTTTTACAATATTATTCTTTTCATCAAAGTCAACTATTTGATCACCTATTGGTGCTGATTTATATATAAATTCCATATAATTATATTTTTTACAAAATTACTAAAAATTAAATATATCTATATTGCTCACCATCATTAGTGTTGTCTGATGGTTCAATCATCTCAATAGCTTGACCATTTCTATTCTTTAAAATTTTTATTGCTTCGGATAAGCCATATATAAAAGAAAGGTTAATTGGTATATCACCGCCATTATCTTCCTCTATATATTCAATAATTAATTTTTGGTATTCCTCTAGTTTGCTCATATTATGGTTTTAATAATTTTATCAATGCATCTAATGCCTCAATACTTTCTTTATATATTTTTGGATGTAATTTTTTAAATACTGGATTGCCAACAAATTTATTCTCTACCATGTGTGCAAATAATTCCATTTCAGCAGTTACACCTTTTGCCATATAACTACTGGCATGACCTTGTCCAATTCTACCTTTTGTTAAACCACCTATGTAATCAGTCATTGCAGTATAATAGCTTTCAAACTCATCATCACTTAATTTTGGAAATTTCTTTTTTACTTTTAATTTATATTTTAAATAATCTGTATAAATTTTATATTCATCAGATGGTAAATATTTACCATAGAATGCCTTAAAATATTTTCTTTTCCATTCATTGGTTAATTTAGTTCTTGCAGCACCTCTTAAATTATTACCAAAAATTTTACCCTGTTTATCTATTAATTTTTTTATTATTGGGTGTACAAATCTACCTTTGCTTGATACAAGTACACCATTACTATAATATAAATATCTATCTATAATCCATCCATTCTGATAATGTATTGCATGACCAAACTCATGTGCCAATACTTTTTCTAACATCTTTCCCTTATAAGAGTTGCTAATATTAATTAAATTTTCTGATGATCTATAAAATGCTCCTTTTCCTCTCCTTAAAGTTGGCACAGAATTTAATAATTCTAAATAATCATCATTAATCACACTACCTTTTGCAAAATTATCCCAATTATCTGGTCGCATTAATTCCTTTTGACTAATCTTGTCAATAACATTTCTTGCGGCTATTGTTTCAACAACCTCTGTTACAGTTCTGCCTAGATTACCCAAGCTGAAATCTTGTATTCTGCTTTGACCTAAGCCAACACCTAATTCATCTAGTTCTGTTACTGGTATTGCATTTGGATCTGGAATTGGAATAATACGACATCTGCAATTAATAACATTTCTAGCGGATCCCTCACCTGGTCGCTTCATTGATTCGCCACCAACTTGAAAACTCTCAGTCATTCTAACAGTTTGACCATTTGCTGCTCTGTGCCAGATTCTCTCTTTTCCATCCATTACAGCCAGCCATCTTTTAGATAGGTCATTTTCAGAAAATAATGTCTTAGCACTCTTTTCAACAGCAAAATTAGCAGCTCTTGTGCTTTCAGTTCTAACTAATCTGTTAGCTTGATATTTACTGTATCTATTAAACTTTTGTTTTAGTATTCTTGCTTTAGCTTCATTACCTAGTTGCATAAACTCTGGATCTTTCATTAATTGCTGAGTTAGCTTTATTAATGTTTGTTTAGCAGTACCACCAACAAGAGTTACATTAGTTGCTGCTACTTGACCACCATAATTAGCAAATGACTTTTCCCATTCTGTTTCATAAGGACCAAAATCATTTTTAGTTTGATACTTTTTAAATATCTTAAAATACCACTTAGCAATATGATTGCCAATAGATATATACATCTTTTGATATTCTGCTTCTAAATCTCTGTTAGTAAATAGAGATTCATATCTTGTAGTGTTGTATTCCAAAAAATTGCTGATACCTTGATCATAGTTCTTGTTGTAGAACTTAGTTAGATTTCTAATGTTTCCCTTTTCTATTTTTTCAACCTCTTTGTCAAATACCGCAAGAAACTTGTTATCTAATTCATTTTTTGTTTGAATTTGATTATTCATTTCTTATACTTTCCATTTTTTTGATTGCCCAGTTTACACCGCTTGTACCACCCCATAAATTCCAAGCTACATAGCCATTATCTTTCCATGGTGTGTCTTTATACTTTGGATCAACTGATGAGTTCTTTTTGTGTCTGTTAAATGCTGCCATACGACCAACTGTTTCAGCACTTAAACTTTCTCTCTTAGATAAACTCGATGCTCTTTGCCAGCCAACTGATGTACCACCTTTAACCTCATCTCTGCCATATTTCTCTCTCCAATCAATCATTCTTTTAGCATTGTTAGTGGCACTTTGTGGATAGTCATTATAACTATCAGCTTTGACCTCTATATTACTTATTGGATTTTTTTTTTTATCATCAACCTCTAATGCTGGTTGTGGATCTGGCAGCTCAATGTCATCACTAGATGCTGGAACTAAATTAGCTGGTATATAATAATCATCTAAAATAGGATTATCCTCATCATGAGAATAAGACATAGCAGCTCTCTTTTCGTTTGGAGTTAGCCACCATGCTTTTGACATCTGATCAACAATCTTATCTGTTTCCTCTTGTAGTTCTGGTATAACACTAAAATCATATTCAATGCAAATATTATCACCATACATTGGAGCCAACCATCTGTTTAGTTCATCCTGGATCTTTAATAATTCTGGTATAACACAATTTTGATATAATGCTTTTTTAGCTTCTTTTACGTTATTATAAGTGCTAGATTCTGTATTGTTTAATAATACAACTGGCACATTATATATATTACAAAGATCTTTAATAGATGCATTATATTGCTCTATTAAGCTCATATCAGATGCATTTAATCCAAAGTTAACCCAAGATAATTTCTTTGGTGTAATAATAATATCACCAGCTTTTTTACTGCCTTGATGATCTTTTCTAAATTTATCTTTTAATTGTTGAGCTTGAACCTCATTTAAATCACCCTCATCACTCATTAAAATACCTCTAGCTGTTTGATTCTGCAAAAACTTAACACCACTTTCAACTGCCTCATTGTTAGTAGTCATTGATCTTAAACCAGCTTTTAGAGGTGATTGCCCATATAAGTGTGAACCAGTACCATCAAAGTATGGATTAAAATCTTTAATGTGGCACATTTGTTCTGCTGGTATATGATAAGTTCCATTGTACTCAATAGTATATGAATCAACTGGCTTCATTATACCCCCAGAATTTATTTCCATAATCTGGCTGGGCATAATGTAAAGCTCAGTGTATTTGTTTATGTTTTCACCAGTTTCTGGACCAATACCATAAATGTATCTGTTACCAGTTAACTTACCAAATGCAATCATTTCAGTTATCCAAGATGCATAGGATTGAGCTGGGTTTGGTCGTTCCAATAGCTTATGTAGTTCTGTATGCTCTAATTCAACTAATGCGTGTTTCTTTAGCATCTGTGCCTTAATCATTACATTAGGATCAGAGATCCCAGCTGATAGTGCTTTATATCTCTTGTAACTATTATCATTTACTTTTTCGTATATGTGAAAAGGAATTGTTGATGCTGCTTTAGTAATTAGATTAATTATAGAATAAATAGTTGCATTTTTTCTGTAACCATCATTGATATAAGTTTCATCATTTTCAGTGTTCCAAACAATAGTATTACCGAGCCAATTATAAACAGCTCTGTTGTATTGTTCATTTGTGTTCTGGGATTTTGTGGTTATAAGGGATTTGAACCTATCGAAAAATGTTGCCATTAATATAAAATTTTATGTAAAAATACAAAATAATAAATTCTTTTATTATACAACGAAAAAGTCATTTCTGTTTTTCCATCTTGAATAAACTGCATATCTGATCGCATCTAACAAATGATCCGCTTGATTTGCTTTTGGTTTGTTAATTATTGTACCATCTTTAAGCTCATCGTAAATATAGCTTTGCTGCTCTTTAATAACATTTCTTGATTCCTCACTTACATAAACATCAAACTCTTTTATTAAGCTAATAGATGCATTAATGCTGCCTTGTCCTTTAACAGCACCCTTTGCCCAAATTGACATCTGGCGGAGTTCCTCAATTGATTTTGGTTCTGCTGAATCACAAAAAATTAACATATTATCTAGCTTTTGTTTTTTTATAAATTGTGCAATATCTCTGTTAGTCATGCCTTTTTCATATATAAGCTCATGCACATATAAATTATCATTATGCTTGCTTACTCTTACAATTGCTAGTGGATCCTGAGAAAATCCAAAATCACATCCAAGCACCTCATCATCTAATTCTGGAAAATCAGAATAAGGAATATAATTCCAGTTTTTAAATATTTGCTTTTCACTAAATACAGCTCTTTGTCCCTCACCATATACTCTCCAATAATCTGGATCTCGTTCTTTGATCCTTTCAATCTCATCAACTAACTCTTTAGGCAAAAACTTATTATCCTTATATGTGCTTATAAACAGCTCAGCATCATCTCTCTCAGCTAGATCATAAAGATAATGCACTGGATCAGATGGGTTAAAATCAATAAAGATTTGTTTTCTTGTTCTCATGAATAGCTGATTTGTGTCCTCAATAAAAAGTTCATTGCCCTCATTAATCCAAAGTATATCCCTTGCAGATCCTCTAATTTTTTGAGCATCATCAGCACTAAACATTTCTAAAAGATGCCCATTAAATTCAAATGTGTTTTCTGACTTGTTATGCACCCCATTCCAGTAAATACCTAATTGCCTTGAAATATGTAAAAAATCCCTAAGAACTGATCTT